CAGGTGCACCTTTCTCAACTGTAAGAGTCCCTATTGCTTATGGCCCAACAGAAAAGTTCTTGGCAAGATTAGAACAAAAACCAGATTTAAGAAAGAGAGTTGCAATAACTTTACCTCGTTTAGCATTTGAAATGGATGGAATATCTTATGATCCTGGAAGAAAAGTTTCTACAATGCAAACTTTTAAGGCATTTACAAAGGATGGATCAAAGAGTGCAAGAAAAGTTTTTATGCCAGTTCCTTATAATTTAAGTTTTAAGTTATATGCGATGACTCAGTATAATGAAGATTCGCTTCAAATTATAGAACAGATATTACCATTCTTTCAACCATCATTTAATCTAAACGTAGATTTAGTAAAATCAATAGGTGAGAAAAGAGATATACCAATGGTATTAGATAGTGTTACATTTGATGATAATTACGATAGTGGTATGGATGAAAAAAGAGTTATAATTCACACTTTATCATTTACTGCAAAAACTTACTTATTTGGCCCAGTATCAGACTCTGGTACAGGTCTTATCAAGAAAGTTCAAGTTGATTACAATACAAGCACTAACACTCGAAGTGCAACAAGAGTCAAGAGATATGTTGCTGAACCAAGAGCACTCAAAGATTACAACGATGATGGTGTTACAAGACTTGCAGAAGATATTACAAAAACTCAGATTAAATTCTTAGTTCAAGATACGTCAAGTTTAGTTGTAGAATCTTATATTGAAATTGGTAGTGAACTAATGTTTATTAAAAAAATTGAGAGTAATCACATCACTGTTAGGCGTGGTGAAGATGGAACAACTATAGATACTCATATAAACGGTGATGTAATTGATGCTGTAAATGCTCAAGATGATGCTTTAGTTGAACTTGGTGATGACTTTGGATTCAGTGAACAACGTTTTGAATTACCAGATTACAGAACTTATAGTCCTACAAAAGGAGTTGACGTATGAGTAAGTTTGATGAAATAGATGAATTTTTGGATGTGGAACCTGTTGATACATCAAAAGAAAATAAAATTGAAAAAGTAGAAAAAAAGGAAGATTCTACTCTTGATTACGAATATTCAAGAGGTAATTTATATTCTTTAATTGAAAAGGGACAAGAAGCACTTAATGGTATTCTTGAAGTAGCACAAGGAAGTGACCATCCTAGAGCATATGAAGTTGCAGGACAATTAATTAAAAGTGTTGGTGATACAACTGATAAGTTAATTGACCTTCAGTCCAAAATGAAAGAATTGAATAAAGAAGAAAAAGATTCACCGAAAACAGTTAATAATGCATTATTTGTTGGTTCTACTTCTGAACTTTCAAAATTATTGAAGAATGGAGTTCTAAATAATAAGGTGGAAAAGGAAGAAGAATGAAGTCATTTGCAGATTTTAAAAAAAGCATAGCATCAGTCGGTAGAAAGAAAGAGGAAAGAAAACCTCAGAAAGCAATGGATGCTGGTGCAAGAGGAAGACGTATGTTGCAGAGAAGAGAGTATGCTGCAAAAGTATCTGCATTTATTCCCGATGATTTAAAAGACCATTATGAAATTGATGAAAGCAGTTTAACTAGATTAAAGAGTAAGTCAGATAAAGGTGGTATGGCTGTTATCTCTGGAAGTCGTGCTGATAAATCTGCAAAAGAAAACAAGGCAAGAGCAAAACAATTAGATAAAGATATTCGTGGTAAAGGATTACCTGGTGCAACTAAGGTAACTGGTAGGTATGATGAAAAGGATAAAAAAACTGGTGAAGTGACTAAAGTTAAAGAACGATCTCATGTTGTTACATCTGGTAAGATGGGAAAGAGAAAGTTTAAAAAAGCAATTAAAGCACTTGGTAAAAAATATGATCAGGATGCAGTTATTACACAAACAAAAGGTGGTGGAGGTGCCACATTAAAGAGAACTCGTAAAGGTGCATTACCAAAAAGAAATATTCCTATAGGAAAAATGAGACCAGGAAGAACTGGTGAGATGGATACTAAAATTAAAGGTAAGACATTTACTTATGAATCATATCTTCGTATTCAAGAAAGAGGTAAAACTTATAGTATGGTAATTAGTTGGAGGGGTAAATTAATTAATTCTCAAATGTTCTTCCCGTCATTTAAGAGACCAACTAAAGCAGAAATAACAGCAGAAGTACAAAAAGTATATCCAACTGCAATTGTAATGTATTTTAATCCTGCAATGAGAGATCCAACACAACCAATGTTAATTGCTGGCGAAGAAACTTAGATTATTATGAGTGAAATTTATCTTGGTAATCCTAATCTAAAAAAAGCAAATACACCAATTCAATTTTCTGCAAAGCAAATTGAAGAGTTTTTAAAGTGTAAAAATGATCCTGTATATTTTGCACAGAAATATGTAAAGATTGTTTCTCTTGATGAAGGTCTTGTACCATTTAAACCATACAAGTTTCAAGAAAAATTAATTAAAAGATTTCATAAGAATCGTTTTAATATCTGTAAGATGCCTCGTCAGACTGGTAAGTCAACAACTGTGGTGTCTTATTTACTTCATTATGCTGTATTTAATGATAGTGTAAATATTGGTATACTAGCAAACAAAGCTGCTACTGCAAGAGAATTATTAGGAAGATTACAAACTGCTTATGAAAATCTTCCAAAGTGGATGCAACAGGGTGTGTTGGTATGGAATCGTGGATCATTGGAGTTAGAAAATGGATCTAAAATTTTGGCTGCGTCTACCTCTGCTAGTGCAGTCAGAGGTATGTCTTTCAACATTCTTTTTCTGGATGAATTTGCCTTTGTTCCTAATCATATTGCTGACTCGTTCTTTGCCTCTGTATATCCTACTATCACTTCTGGTAAAAAAACCAAAGTCATCATAGTTTCTACACCACACGGTATGAATCATTTTTACCGACTGTGGCATGATGCAGAAAGAGGAAAGAATGAATATACACCGACTGATGTTCACTGGTCTGAAGTACCAGGTCGAAATGCTAAGTGGAAGAAACAAACGATAGCAAACACATCGGAACAACAATTTAAAATTGAGTTTGAATGTGAGTTCTTAGGATCAATTGATACTTTAATTGCACCAAGTAAACTTAAATCTTTAGTATATGAGAATCCAATACAACAAAATGCAGGTTTAGATGTTTATATTCCACCAGAAAAAGGTCATGATTATTTAATGACTGTTGATGTAGCAAGAGGAGTTGGGGAAGATTACTCTGCATTTGTTTTAACTGATATCACAGAGTTTCCACATAAGGTTGTAGCAAAATATCGAAACAACGAAATTAAACCAATGCTGTTTCCAAATATCATATATGAGGTAGCAAGAAATTATAATCAATCTTTTATTCTATGTGAAGTAAATGATATTGGAGATCAAATCGCTTCAATACTAAACTTTGATATGGAATACGAAAACTTATTAATGTGTTCAATGAGAGGTCGTGCAGGTCAAATTGTGGGACAAGGATTTAGTGGAAAGAAAACTCAACTTGGAGTTAAGATGTCCAAGACAGTTAAAAAGGTAGGAGCATTAAATCTCAAAACTATGATTGAAGAGAATAAATTATTATTCAAAGATTATGAGATAATATCAGAACTGACTACATTTATATCAAAAAGTAATTCATTTGAGGCTGAGGAAGGATGTAATGATGATTTAGCAATGTGTCTTGTGATATATGCATGGTTGGTTGCACAAGATTATTTTAAGGAACTTACTGATCAGGACGTAAGAAAGAGATTATATGACGAACAAAAAAATCAAATTGAACAAGATATGGCACCATTTGGTTTTATCTCTGATGGATTAGATGAAGATAGTTTTGTTGATAATGAAGGGGATTTATGGAAAGTTGATGAGTATGGTGACAGATCTTATATGTGGGAGTATCGGTAGTGAAAAACTTATTTAAGCATGCGAAATTGAAAAGATTATTATCTAAATTATTTCCAAAAAGAAAAATAACTATCATAGATAACAAAGACGGATCACAAACAATCTTTATACTCTAATGGAAAAAGATGAGGAGTTTGGTTTTAGTTTAGAACACTTACTCTTTCAGGAAAGAAAGTGTAGAGTTTGTGGAGAAATAAAAGATTTAATAAATGAATTTTATTTAATTCGTAAAAATAAGAGAAATTTTCCATCTGGGTATTCTTATGAGTGTAAAATATGTACAGTTAAGAGAATAGTAAAAAGTAGAAAGAAAAATAAGGTATCAACTGAATGGATATATCCAGATTGGTAATGTTCATGCATTGTTTCCCCAATGTAAAAGTAGCAAATAATAAATACTTTTAGTAAAATTGAATCTTTTATAAAGAGGGAAACAAATGTCGCTTAACTTAGTATCTCCTGGAGTCAAGGTAAGAGAAGTTGACTTGACTATCGGTAATATATCTGGAGCACAAGAACAGGTCGGAGCGATTGCTGGCCCATTTGAAAAAGGCCCCATAGATGTACCGTTATTGATAGAGAACGAGCAAGATCTTATAGCAACTTACGGAAAACCATTAGACACAGACGGACAATTCGAATATTGGATGACTGCATCATCATATCTTTCATATGGTGGTACACTAAGAGTTTTAAGATCCAATGGTGATAATTTAAACAACGCAAACGCAGCTGTTGATGTAAGCATTGCTTCAACATCCATAAAAATCAAAGGTTATGATGATTATAATACCAATTCATATACCACATTTTATTATGCAGCAAAGAATCCTGGTACTTGGGGTAATGGATTAAAAGTATTCACAATCGATCATTTTGCTGATCAAGTTATCAGTGGAATCAGTACAGGTGATATTAAAGTTGGAATGGGTGTAACTCAGTCATTAGAAGGAAGAACAATTATTGAAAGTGGCACAGGAATAACAACAACTTTCGGTCATGGAGATGTTTTACGAGGAATTATTACTGGAGTAGGAACTGCTGCTGGTGCTGGAATTGGAACCGACGAAATTACAGTTAAAGTTGTAGACAGAGTAACATCTACAGGTGTTGTATCTGCAACAACTTATGAAACATTAGATTTGAAACCAGCAACTTCAATAACCACTCCAACAACAACTTCTGTTGGTATAGGAACAACAGTTGGTGTAATTGATACTGCATTTGATATCACCATAAGTGGTATCCACACTCTTGCTACTCAGTCTAATGATATAAATTTAGATATTGCATTAGGTGATGTAGTTTCTGTTGCATCAACGGTAGGAACAGTAGTTGCAACTGGATCAACAGTTGTTGCGATTGGAGCTGGAACGATTACGGTAGATAGAGCAATTGCAGG